AACTGGTTTGGTTTTAAGGTTCTGTTATCCGTAGCCGCGAATGAGTAGTGGGTATGTGTGCTAGGCGTAAACGTAGTAGGCTTACCTGTTATAGCTGACCATGCGTGCGTGTGGTTACCTGCGGCATAGTTAGTCGCACCTGTACCGATGTTATTGTTATTAGGCGAATACACACGATTACCTGAGTCGTATAGCTTACCTGTAGAATCAGCTATGCGTACCTGATAATCATTCATATACAGGTCTTTATTCAACACAGACACACCTTTGCTTGTGTCTCTACCTGTAAACGTTAAGGTGTTTGCGGTCGCTAACGATTCAACGAATACACCGCCTGTGGAGCTTAAAGGCTCATTCAGGAAGCACGATAGCGTACCGTTTGCGCCCCAGTTGCCCGAAGCCTGTGAGTAAGCAATGTAGTATTCGTAATCACCTGTACTTGGCGTTGCAGGAAGCGTAAACACATGCGTCTCGTTAATGTACGTGTAATACATAGGAGTACCACCACTGTCGTACACTTTTATCTGCTGTCCTGTGAACGTATAATTGCCTAGGTTAGAATACGAAGAATCACCTACTTTGCGTCTATAGACATCTACTCTTACTGACGGTGCTACTCTCGATGACTGTATGTACGAAGCCGCCCCTACACCAGTACCGCCTGTGGCTGTGACTTCAAGCGTAACAACCTTACTACCTGATTTAAGCGGTGGGTTGTCAGTGTTACCTGCCTGCGCTAGTTGTAACGCCACTACAGGGTTTAAAGGGTCACTAGGTACTACATGGACTGAAGCATCACGAGTGCCGCCCGTGAGTTCCGATGACGGGTCGCGTGTCACCAATAAATCACGGAAAGACGAATCTAGATCCTTCCATTTAATCTGACCAGTCTTAGCTAGTACGAAGTCACCCTCTATAAGCGTGTTACCTAACTGAGCACGCTTCTCAGCCTGCCCTACTTCGTCTACGTTGATAATCGCATTAGCTTCTACTGTGCTAATACGTGCATCCTTTATGTAGACAATATCGTCTTTAACTGTGAACGGTAAGATTTCGCCCCCGCTTCCATTGTCAAAACCTATTTGGTCAGCTTTGAACAAGATAGCGCTTGTCTCAGGATTCGATGTCAGACCAAAGCCTGCAACACGCCCGTTATAGTCAACTTTCAAGGAGTAGTAAGCCTCATTAGCGGTAGCTTGTGCTGTCTCACGGATAGCTGAAAGCTCACTATCTAAGTCATTGCCTTTAAAGACAACTTTATGCAACAAAGCACCGTCACCGTTACTCGACCACAAGTGTAATGTGTTTACACCTTGTACCAACTCAACTTGTGTGTAGTACCACTTACGCTCATTATCAGCGCCACTAAAGTTCTTGAGTACAACCTTATCATTCAAGTAGATTTCAACACCGCCTTCCGCGTCTGTAATCTCTACTCCCATGAAGGCTATACCTTCGATAGGACTCTCAATCGTTAGCGTTGCCGCTTCTGAGTATGTCGGCGTGTATGTAAAACTTATCGCCCCTTCCCACTCAGCGATTGTAGCCCCACGTATACCATAAGCGACTAACGAATCTTTACGCGCTTCATTCTCATTGATAAAGGTTGATGAAGTTACGTAATTAGTCAGTGTATTGTTTAAGTCTGTGGTCTTAACGTAAGCGTTTAAGTCGGTACTCTTAGCGAACTTCTCGTTAGCTAATTGCGTACTGGTGACATAAGAGCCTAACGTTGTATTTAGGTCTGTAGTCTTCACATACGCTGTTAAGTCTGAACTCTTGGCGAAGTTAGCGTTAGTTAGTTCAGTGCTTGTGACATAAGAGCTTAGTGTCTGGTTAAGGTCAGTGGTCTTAACGTAAGCTGTCAAGTCTGAACGCTTAGCAAAGTCCTCATTAGCTAACTCTGTAGTTGTGACATAAGAACCTAAAGTTGTGTTTAGGTCTGTCGTCTTCACATACGCTGTTAAATCTGAACGCTTAGCAAAGTCCTCATCAGCTAACTCTGTAGTTGTGACATAAGAGCCTAAAGTTGTGTTTAGGTCTGTTGTCTTAACGTAAGCTGTTAAGTCAGTACTCTTAGCGTATCCTTCACCTGCTAATTGCTCATTAGTTACGTAAGAGCTTAGAGTTGTGTTCAAGTCAGTTGTCTTGACGTAATTAGTCAATGTCGAGTTCTTAGCGTAGTCTGCATCAGCTAATTGCGTGCTTGTGACGTAAGAGCCTAAAGTTGTGTTTAGGTCTGTGGTCTTAACGTAAGATGTTAAGTCAGAACGCTTAGCGAAGTCTTCACCTGCTAACTGCTCACCGGTGACGTAAGAGCTTAATGTAGTGTCTAAATCTGTAGTCTTGACATAAGCTGTTAAGTCAGTGCTCTTAGCAAAGCCTTCACCTGCTAATTGCTCACTAGTGACATAAGAACTTAGTGTTGTATCTAAATCTGTAGTCTTGACATAAGATGTTAATGTTGAGTTCTTAGCGTAGTCTTCGTTAGCTAATTGCTCGCTTGTGACATAAGAGCCTAAAGTTGTGTTTAGGTCTGTAGTCTTCACATACGCTGTTAAGTCAGTGCTCTTAGCGTATCCTTCACCTGCTAATTGCTCACTTGTTACGTAAGAGCTTAGTGTTGTATCTAAGTCTGTTGTCTTAACGTAATTAGTTAGTGTTGAGTTCTTAGCAAAGTCTTCATTAGCTAATTGCGTGCTTGTGACATAAGAGCCTAGTGTCTGATTAAGGTCAGTAGTCTTAACGTAAGCTGTTAAGTCAGTGCTCTTAGCGTATCCTTCACCTGCTAATTGCTCGCTTGTTACATACGAACTTAGTGTTGTATTTAAGTCAGTAGTCTTGACGTAAGATGTTAAGTCTGAACTCTTGGCGAAGTCTTCATTAGCTAATTGTGTGCTTGTAACGTAAGAGCTTAATGTCTCGTCTAAATCCGTAGACTTAACGTAAGCTGTTAGCTCTTGGTGTGTCGCATAATCAGCATTAGCTAAGTCTTCAGTGGTTACGTAAGATCCTAATGTAGTACCTAAATCCGTAGACTTAACGTAAGCTGTTAGCTCTTGATGTGTCGCATAGTCAGCATTGGCTAAGTCAGTGCTAGTTACATAAGACCCTAACGTTGTGTTTAAATCATCTGTCTTAACGTAAGCTGTTAGCTCTTGGTGTGTCGCATAGTCAGCATTAGCTAAGTCAGTGCTTGTCACGTAAGAGCCTAAAGTTGTGTTTAAATCATCTGTTTTAACGTAAGCTGAAAGCTCTGAACGCTTAGCAAAGTCTTCACCTGTCAACTGCTCAGTTGTGACATAAGAACCACTAGCGCCCACAAGCGCTGTTACTGTGTCGTTTATATCTGACAGTTGTTGGTTGATGTTCGGTATCGTACTTGTCTGTATTGTATTTACCTTACCATCAACCTGTTGTACTTGTTGCACAGCACTGTTATAAGCATCTGTGATTTGCTGATTAAGTTGAGGTATAACCTCGTTGTTAATCGTGTCTACATCACTCTGAGCCGCATCAGCTAGAGCTTTAGCCGCATTGTACTTATCAGTAATCTCTTGGTTTAACTGCGGTATCTTATTGTTATTAATGTCCGCTATTGTCGCATTCGCGCTGTCAACCAAGCTACGTGCTTCTGATAAGCTGTTATCTAGTGTTTCATATAGGGTCACTAAACCGACTTGTGGGTCATCAATAAGGTTGATGCGTGAGTTCAAGTCAGCTTCTAGGTGTTCTTGGCTAATCCACCCTTCGCGTAAATCTAAAGGCAATCTGACTTGTACCGTGACGCGCTCACTAGTCTCTGACACCTCGCCTTTAACATTAGTGTGAGCAAGCCAGTAGGCGTACCACTGACCACTAGTAACATCTGTATCTACGTAGTTACCTACACCGTTACCAATAAGTCTTGCGTCTTGGAAGTCTGGTAAATCGACTCCGTTAAACTCAGCTCTGTATACGTTGGTGTTAAGATAACCCTCACTACTTGGAACATCAAAGGTTATCCATACTGCTGTGTCAGACGCAGATATTTGAATATTGAAAGGTGAATCAGGTTTGACAGGATTCGCCCCGTAACCATCACGCCCTGATATGCGTGTAGGTAACGTCCAAGCTCTCTTGACAACCCCTGTACGCCCACTCTTGGTACAGTTGATTGACCATAAGCTCTGTCCTGTCTCGCCCTCACCTGCACTTAATGTCCACCCTTCAGGGTCAGCATCGAACGGCTCAGCAGGTTCAGGCATACTTACAGACCATTGATAACGTGTTTCTTGATAGTCCGCATAGACCTCAATAGCCTCACTGATTGAGCCTGCTTCAACACGCTGTATGGTGTCTTCAAGCTCTTGTTCGATGTAGAATAATTGAGTAGCTGATAAGTCTAAATCTTGTTCAGTCAATAGGTTAGCTGACTGGAAGTCAACTAAGCGTCTATCTCTTGGTGTAATTCTTCGCACCTCAACCTGTGCGTCATCTAATAGCTTAGCTTGTAGCTTAATACGAGCGTCATCTAGCCACTCAAACGGCACAGGTTCGTTATTAACATAAACATATATATGAGACTTATCAAGATAAGGAAACGGTACGCTGAAAATCTGGTCGTTTACTGTACCGTCATAAATTATGGACGCTTTAAATTCACCCATAAAGACTCCTACAATCTATCTTTAAGTTCTTGTATAGCCATAAATACTTGTGTTAAAGCCGCATCTAAATCTTCTTCCGTTAGATACGAGCCATTACTGAAGTCCACAGCCCTTGAACTAACATCGGTATCACGGCTCAATGTCACCTGTTCGCCTCCTTGCATAGGCACATTGAACCGCACAATGCCCCCTGATACCGTGTAATCGACATCTTCTGTCTTCGTCTCTCCATCAACGGTAACGACTAAAGATGAAATAGGACTTAGATTAAATGAAAATGTGAACTCCACTTGGTCTTTAACTGCTGTGTAATTGTTGACTGTAAGCATTAACGCTCCTTCAAGTCTGTTGCTGTTATCATCTTATTGAACCCGTACTGCATAATCGGGTGTGAGTTCATAATCATAAGTGACTTAATGCGTCTTAAATCAGACTGTGTAACTTCACCGTCAGCCATGCCGATAATTCCACGTAACATATTCTCTGGATAGCTCAATGAAGGCACACTCACTAACACCTCCTCTACTGGTTTATAGCGGCCACCTCCGATTGATACATGCGCTAAGCCTGCTACTAAGTCAGCCAACGTGAATAAACTACCGTGTGTTGGTGAATACGCATACATAGCCATGAGCACTTTAGGCGATACTTTTAGCATCGTTTCTACATCACCTGCTCTAAAGCGTTTGTATTCCGCGTAGTTCTTAAAGCCCAAGCGCTTAACGTATCTATTCTTCTCACGCTCACTCAAGCCTTGTATCTTTGACTCAGTGCGTATCGTGAATATCATGTGTAACGCGGCTGATTGCACCGTAAAGCCGATGAACATATTACGCATACCTTGTTTAGTCCCAAGGTGCGCTAAGCCTGCTAGAGCACGCTTCGAGTACGAGTTAAACACAATCTGTCTGAATTGACCGATTAGACGACCCATTGTGGTTTCAAGTGCTGTAATACCTTCACCTCGGAACACACGCGAAGCCATACGCATAGATAAGCGGTAAGCGCCTCGCAGTAGTAAGTCACGGTCTGCTTCATTCCATTGTGCAATATCAAGCATGGTAATCTTACCGCCTGTCTCGTGGTCATCTACTTGCCTGTGTGATGTCTCTCTTAGCTTCCGCATTAAGTACGAAGCCTGTTCTTTAGTCCACCCAAGCTCAGTAAGTGAATACGGTAACGATTTACCTTTGATAGCCGCATTGAACATATCACGCACTGCTCCGTAATAAGCTGTACGTTGTGTCCATTCAGTCAACGCAGATAGACCTGATAGACGGATTGTCGTGTTGGCTAATCCACGAGTCACTTCACCTGCTGTCGATTCAAGACCCTGTAAGCCTTCTTCAGCTAACGAAGCGAATTTAGTTGACAGGTAAGGCGCTTCAATGCCCATCTGGTGTAATTCACTGATAGCCATTAACTGCTTAATATCTTTAGATGTCTTGAATAAGTAAGGTGCGGATTTAAACATTGCCACAAGTCCTGAGCGTGCTGTGGCGACCGCTAAGTCAGCAATAGCCGCTACACCTGCACCGCCTAGAGCAACAGCAGTAGTAAGGCTAGTGAATATTGATACACGTCTGTTGACATTCGGGTCTATATCGTGGATTGGGCGACCGAAGACAATATTCAACATCTTCTCTAATGCCTTTTCGCCTCCAACGCCCTCATTACGTGCCGCATTCATTAGCTTACGTAGACTTGCATCATCTTTATAACCAACACGCGCCAAGCCTGCGTGCCCTGCCATGCGGTTTACGTAACCATGTACAGCGCTAATCGGGTCATCTTCCATCAAGTCAATAAGACTCAATGAATAACCGTCTTCTGAATACTCCATCGTCCTATCTAAAGCCGCCCGTTTACGGAAGCGAGTCTCGTTAGGCTGTTTTAGTGGTGATAGTAATTCTATTAGACGGTCTTCATCTATGCCTTCTTCGATAGCGTCCTCTTTAAGGAGCTGAAAGAATAGGTCAGGTTCATCTAGTATTTCTTGTGAAGTTGCTGTGAATGAGCGATTGGTTAATCGTTTATACATCGACTTAGCTAAAAGTGTTGCTAGTTCATCGTCAATGAACTCACCGCGCAACTCAGCGCCACTCTTGAACGCTTCTCTGAATAAGGACTCAACGACCTTCTTAGGATACTGCTTAATCTTGTCGTATGAGTAACGTATCGGGTGATAGAACACCGAATGCTCGAATAGCCGCGCATAGCTGTTGCCTGATTGATAAGCCGCTTGGTGCGCTCTTTTAATCGCATTATTCTGAGCATTCATTAAAGCTGTTTCTGCTTCAGATAATATAGATAAATCCTGAAGCTCCTTAGCGCGTATAATGTTACGCTGTGCCTCTCTCAATGCTTGGCGCTTAGCGGCAAACTGGAACATACCTGTGAATCTACCGATACCGCGTTCTTTATAGACTGCGCGTAAAGCGTCATCTAGCTCAGCATGATATTTACTGATAATAAACTCACGAGTAGCTGTAGCTATTTCTTCTGCTGTGACACCTTGACCTTCTTTAGAACCAATCGTGCCTACAGGGTCAACTATTAAAGACCTAGCCGCATCTGCCGCCACCTTAGATTCGCCTCTAGCTGTCTGTGCGTATAAGTCTAAACGTAAATTCTTAAACGCTGTCTCATACGTTCCGTCACGCATCGTATGTACTGCGGCTTCTTCTCCTGCTTCCTGCGTTCTGCGGTTAGCCATTTGTGCTATTGTACGGACTGCATCGACTGACCTGTCTGTCACTTCACGTACACCACGAGCTATAGGTGACAATGTAGCGCCTATAGCTGACGGAATGACAGCCGTAAAAGGCGACAAGGCTATGTCATAAGCCGCTTGTTCCATGTCATAGACTGAGTTAGCATTAGCTCTGACTGTTGCAGTTACCGCTTCAGCCGCTACAGCATCTGTGACGACTTGTGCTGTACGAGCGCCACGAGCGACCTTAGCGCCTAACCCTAACATACCTGTACCTACACCAAGAGCCAGCCCTGCGGGATCTCTGATAAACGATAAAGCATGAGCCGCTATACCTGTCACGCCTAGCTCGTTGTAATCCTGCATTGTGCGCTCTAAGTCTTTAAGCTCAGATACAACTTTTTGGTAGTCTTCTTCACTCTCAGGGTGAGCTTCGATTAGAGCCTTCTTGACAAACGGACTGAGTTCGCGGATTTCAGCCTCTTTAGTCTTGATGTCAAAGTTAGGGTCTGAGTTATCGTATGAATCTAAGTCACTGAAAATATGATAAGCATTATCTAGCTTCTTAGACATATCCCATAAAGACACGTCTTCATATTTCTTCTCAATGGCTTGACGCTTGGCTTCTTGCTCTTGTTGCTGTGCTATCTGTTGTTGTTCGCGGTCGTATGCAGGTGTCAGCTCACTTACAAATGGATTTACAGCCATTTCACCTCCTAAAAGTCAAACCAACTCTTGTTGTACTCAGACAAGACATTCTCAAGACGCTTATCACCGAACTTCTGACCGACCATGAACCGAATATCGTCAGGTGTTAAAGCCATCATTTGGACGCTCTCTGTATCGCTGATATATAGCGTTTCTTCTTTAGGGTCATAGACATACACCGAGTTGCTTGGTAAATCGCCTAGCGCCTCAAATACATCGTTAATGTCTACGTCTACATAATCCGCTAATATACCGTCAACCATTGCTGAGAACTCAGCGCCATGCTCGATGTTGTAATCACCTACTTCAGTGACGATTGATTTAGCATCTTCGTATGCCGTTACAGCCGCTGACTCCTCGTCCATAAATAACGCATAGGTTTTAGCTGACTCTTTAAGTATCCTGCGTTGATTTGGCGTTAAGACACCGCTAACTTCACCGAGCGCCTTCTGGTACACCTTAGTTGCATCTGACGCAGTACCATATTCTTTTGCGGCTCTCACAGTGCCAAAAGCTGACTTCAACGCTTGTTCGTCAGTCATACCAAGTAGCTTGTTGTGGTGATATAAGGTATAGACACCCTTAGCATCATCGTTGAGCTTGAACTTACTAATGAAAGCCGCACGTTCACCATCAGTTGCGTTATTAGCAAGCAAGAACATCTTAAAGCTCTGACTTCGTGGGTCTAACTCTCCAGTTTGAAGACCTACCTTGAATAGCGAATCAAGTGAGCGTTTAACCACGTTAGGTACTTTAGTTGTATTACTTAGCACCTCGACAGCCTGTTGGGGATCTGATTGCAATAAACCACTAAAATGTTTATCAATCATGGATTCCACATCACTTAACTCATAGTTAATCTCGTAGTTCCCGAACTGACCTTCAACTGAATGCTTGGTTGTCATAACCTCAGCAAAGCGCCCGTAGTCTTTCACTTGATTGACGTAGTTCTCACCTTCTACCTTCAAGTTATCCTTAAATTGCGTCTTCTCTGCTCGTTTGAGTTGATTGTATAAGGCTTCACCATCAAGCGGCTTAGTGAGCGTCTTGTTGACTTCAATAACCTCTTGAGGCGTGCGTGCCTTATTGATTCTGGCTAAATCTGCTACTGTGTTCTTAGCGTTCACTGCGCGAGCACTTGTAGCTACGTGCGTCTTTAAGCGCGACATGACCTGTGAGCGAAGTTCAGGGTCTTTAAGTGTCTTACTGGCTGTTTCGACTGCATCATTGAGTAAGCTGAAGTCACCCTGTAAGGCTCTAGTGTCAATCACAGACATAATGCCAGCCCACTTCTCGCTGTCGCTAAGCCCTGCCATGTCACCCTCTTTGATGGCTTGTGACAATTTAAGGCTACCTTTAGACGACAGGTTATCAAGCATCGTTGTGTAGGCTTCTAGCTTCATGCCTCGCTCGATAGCACCGTCATAAGCCGTAGTCATCTTAAAGAGCGCTGTGCCGCCTCGTGTCGTGTAATGCTCAGCTATTGACTGGTCTTGTACTTCAGATAAATCAAGTGCAGGTAATTCATCTTTGTACTTAGCTTTAAGCTGACTAAAAGATAACTTCTCACCTGCATGATTCTTTAAGAACTCAGACATTTCAGTGGTGTATTTTTCAATAGCCGCTTGAGCACGCCACTCGTCAGCTCGTTGTGCTTGAGCCTTAGCTTGACGCTCTGCGTACTTGGCTTCTTGCTGAGTCTCTCGTTTATCGCGTATCTCAGCGCTTAATCCTGCTTCAGCGTACTGTTGCAGACCTGTACCGACCATTGACAATGCTTGTCCTTTCTTAGAGTTATAAGGTACAAACCGCGCTACAGAATCACCTGTATACTGCACCTTGATTGTCGGTTCATCTATTACAGCACCTGTTAGCGACCTAAAATCACCTCTAGCCATTACTCACCTCCTGCAAAGTTAGCGGCAAAGTATGTAACTGCTGTGCTTACAGCCGCATTAAACGCTATATCTCCTAACGTAGTAGGCTCGAAGGATTTAACGCTGTACAACGAAGCCTCATAACGCGACTTATTAGCCATGTTAGTTGCTCCAATCTTGTTCTTGGCGTTCTGTCTAGCGACCTCCATTGCCATATCAGCTTGTAGTTGAATGTCGTTAGTCACTTCACGGATAGACTGACCGTCAACTCCTGCGGAATCACTAGCCGCTATCTGCGCCCCTTGTAATTGCAAAGACTGTCTCAAAGTCTTAGCTTGTTGTTGTGAAGATACCTCACCCTCATAGATTGCTTCAGTGCCTGCCGCTTTACTGGCTGACGAATCAGACAAGGCACGAGCGTTCCGTTGATTGACTGCGTTAGCGCCTTCCATCTGAGCCTGCGCCATACCTTCTACTACTTTACCTACCGCATAAGCGGCTAAAAATTCAATCATGGTATGTACTCCACCTCAATTAAACCCTGTTGAGTCTTACGTCCTGTCGTCTTAAAGCCTAACGCCTTGACCCACTGAAGGTTAGCTTGTGATACATAGTTATATAGAATACCTCGTGCGCTACTCACTTCGCGTACAAACCGCTTGGCTTCACGCATGAAGCTCTTTTTGCGTAATTTGATAGCGTCAGTAGTTAAAAGCCACACACAACAACGGTTGCCGTACTGACCGTACCCGAAGACAGCGCAAGGTACTCCGTCTATGTAAGCGTTAAAGACAGCCTCGCTCAATGACATTGACACTAAGATAGCAGACAGAATATCGCTGTCGTGCCATGTCGCCTTAATCTCATCAATGTCTGACTGCTTCAAATGCTGAGCGATGTACTGCACCGCTTCTTCTGTTGCTATACTTATCTGCATGTTATGTCCTCATTGAACGTGCATTGAAATTACCTGTCCACTCAAGCGCCATGAAACTACTACTGAACTCGCTTGGGTTAGATATAACAACCTTAGCGTCAGTAGATTTACCTAATACTGGTATCCTGAACTTACCGTTATTTTGAGGGATAGTTCCTATGCGACTTAATAAATCACCTGTTCGTCTGCCCTCATAGCTGTAGACACGAGCATCGCGTCCTTTCTGCTCCACAGTCACTATGAACTGCGTAGTGTCATTGAAAGAAAGCTCAATGTGTCTTAATTGCAACCTGCCGTTGAGTATTGGTAAGTTATTCCTGTCGCGGTAGAATATTTCAGATAACTCAATGTATTGCGTGTATGTATACCCTGTGTACGATTTGCCGTTATAAGTCACTACAGGTGTCTGGTTGTTAATTGGTGTGTCTGACTCCCGTAGGCTGTCTAACACGATAGATACACCTGTTTCTTCTTTCGTTTGGTCGGCATTAAGCCTTATTTCATCGACAATGTATTTATCACCGCTCTTAATAAGTATAGTCATTACTGACTGCGTTACATCAACACTGACGATGGTGTCGTAGAATATCCACTTATTGAATGCGCTCAATGCTCGCCCGTCTGATGTATCAACGAAGTTATAGACATACAACTTAGGTGACAGTTGACCGTCAGCTTCGAGTGTCTGTATAAATATGACACCATCAGGCTTTGAGCCTACTATTTTCAACACTGAACCATTGATGTACGTAGGGCAATGTTGGTTCAACTCTACTTCGGTCTTACTGCCACTATCGAGCACCAAGCGCTCGTAGATGCCGTTCACTCCTCCCTTCTGCACCGCAAAGTACACACTTGAGCCTATGAACGTAGGCACAGCGTACTCACTTATGCTGTATGTTGATATTGAGTCAGCATATACGGTATTTGGTGAGAATATGTCACCTGAACGTAAAGCGAACTGCTCTCTTGTGCCGAATATCAATAGCTCGTCATTAGCTGATACTACAGCGCTAATTGGGTTCACATAGCGTGATTGTGCTGTAATATCTATACGGTCGCTATCTCTCACCGTCTGTGTAGTTGTTCTGAAGAAATTCCAGTAATTACCTGACTCACTTAGTACGACATTCTCACCACTAGTGAACACCAAGCGGTTCTTGTAATAACCTAGACCTTGTATAGTTCGTGGCTCAATAACGATGTCTGATTCATCTTCAGTCAAACTAACGAACGAAGGGAACGGTGCGGCTATATCATCACCTATTTCACGGTCTTGCCATTTGCCTTCACCGAACTCAAAGTAAATACCATAAGGGTTATCAGGTGTGATATGCGCGTTATCCTGCTTACGGATTAAGGTATGAGGCATGGTGGATTTATCGAGTTCGTGGACTTCGTAAGGACTTGTGCTTTCTTCCCAATGTCCTTGTCCATCTTCACCTGTCTGTTTGAACTCAACCCAATAACCGAAACCTTCATCTTCCATTGAGCCGACTACGTTAATCTTAAAGCCGTCTGGAGCTTTACTTGGTAAGTCGCTGAATAGCTGTACCTTATCCTTGACGACACCGATAGCCTTGTTGTTCAAATCATCAGATACGCTGACGGTAAAATCATCAACCGCTGTCAGTTCGATATACCCATTACCAAGACTCGCTGATACACCGTTATTTAAATTATTAATTGCGTTAGCTAATACACTGAGTATTGACGTAGTTTTAAGTGTTGCTCTCGCGTCTTCTACTGTTGCATCAGCAGTGGTCTGTGATACCGTCTGTCCGTTTACTTTCACCTCGTACTTAACGCTGTAATCAGTCTGACGTAAGAACACAACAGCGCGTGGTTGTACGTACTTAGTGTTAATCGGAGCGTCACCTGTAACGACAGACAGCACAGAAGCACTCACTTGTGTGTACCACTGATTACCTGCCTCAAACTTATACGTAAACGAGTTATCGGTAAGAGTGAACATTGGTGAGCCTTTGGGCATATCTATGTAAATCTTGTTAGCCACAAGACGGTACGTATAACTTCCGTACTTAGCTTGAATTGCAGTCATTAGCTTAGACGCTACTTCAGATGCTGATACATTCTCAAATTCTGACACAGCGACTGAGCCGTCAAGGTCTATCCTGTAACCTCCCTTCTGGTAAGGCGAAGCGCTCTTAGGTAGTGTAGCTATTGTCACTTCAACCCTATCTGTATCGACTGAAGGAACGACAAACCTGTTTAACCTCTTGACTGGTACTGTTTTATTTAACACAAAGGTTGTATCAGCACTGGTCAAAGCCGCGTACTGCTGACGCTTACTACCTACGTACTCCTGTAGCGTCAAATAGCTACCTTGCGATGTATCTACGACATCATACTTGTACCCTGTGTCTCTATTAAACACCTCAATACCTGAGTCACTAATAGCCACTATGTACTTCTCTGTGTTATCCCTTGTAATGAAGTGGATATAAGCATCATCGAGTTGACTATTGGTCTGTAATTCAGACACAAAGATGCTGTTAGGTCGCTTCTTGACACCATGAGTAAGTGAGTTCAAGCAGTTAAATTCGTTGCTAACTTGTGTCGGTAGGCGGTGACTTGGTGCTTGCTCTGACACACCTCCTGTTAGCATTGGTACGGATTGCGTAATGTTAGCCATTAGCGCCCCCTGTAGATGTATGAGGAACTGCGGTTTAACATTCCTCTTAGTTGTGGGTTATCGAACAAGTTATATCGTGTCGCTTCGTTCTCAGCCTCCTCAAGAATCGCATAGGCTCGCATTTCGTCTACCTGTTGAAAACCATGTAAATCAGAAGCACCAATAACTGAATCTTGGAATCTACGTGCCGCACTAATCGTGATGTAGTGTCTAGCCGCCTCTATCAATTCCTCGAACTCCAAGGCAACCACAATTTCAACCTTGTATGACTCTGTGAATTTATAGGTATTCTCTCGTCTGTTATACAACTTACGCCCACGCTGTACGATATGCTCGTAATTCGTATTAACTTTCAGTGTGTTCGCAGGGAGCATCAAGCACCCGTCCTTATCAGGTGTCAGGTCTACTTCCTCGGTGTTGAAATGCCACCCTTTAAGCTGTAACTGCCTTGAGGTTGTCCGTAAGATAGTCAGTGCGGTATTCGCATCATCTAAGCCTGAGTTCAAGCGGTTGACAGGACTTTCACCTATAGACACAAGCATTGTATTGACTGCTTCAAGCTCTGTAGTTGGTGTTATCATCTGTCCTCCTATAAAGCAAAAAAACCCTACCGCTAAGGGTAGGGCATTTAGTTATTAGGCTTTGTAGATAGCGATTGCACAACAAGGACGTAAAATGTCGTGACCTACTGCCATCTTAGCGTAGATAGTGTGACCTAAGCGTAATGGTTCAGGTACATGCACAGTAGTAATATCCCATAATTGGGTAGTAGCTACTGCTGACATGGTGAACACCAAGCCTACCACTTTGCTGTAATCGCCACGGTATTTAGCGGCATTACCTGAGCCAAGAGTTGAATCAGCGATTGGTTCAGGATCTGAAGTACCTAAAGTCTCATCGGTCTGCGGTAAGTTGTTAGTCTCGAACACAGGCATACCTGCAACACGAGGGATAACACCATCAGCCACGTTACCAACACCGCCAGTGTCAGCGTTAATCCACGCAACTTTAGTTACATCTTGTACGTTCACTAACGCTTCGTATTGTTCAGGCGGTAATACAACTACAGCACGTTCTTTGATGTTAGCTTTGCGTAATTGAGTACGTGCTTTAAAGATAGCGTCAACTAACTTAGCACCGTCAAACTCGTCACCTGCCGCGGCTAAAGTGATGTTAGCTGTATAAGTTTCTTCAGGTAATACGGTTAAACCTGCCGCTTGAGCCATAGTAGCGTCAGTGATTGAAGCCGCTTTAGCGATTTGGCGGAAGATGTTACGGTCGATTAAGCCTGCTAATGCACGAGCACAAGTACCTGAGTAGTGAGCACGTACATCGTAGTGGTTCATTGCTTCGTCTAAGTCATCAATAAATACAGGTGAGATAGCAACGTCATCAATGGTCACGATACGTTTCGCGTGGTTGATTTTGTTGCCTTCGATTAATTCACCTGCTTTGTGGTATTCTGCTGAGTTCTCACCCATTAACGCGAATGATGCAGATTTACCGTTCTTAATACGACGTACACGGGTCAATTTAAGCGCGATGTTCTCGGCTTGGAAAGTAGTTAAAACTTCACCTGAGAACAACTCAAGGAACAACTCGCGTGAGTCGCCTGCTTGGTTAATCTGACCTAAACGTGATACGGTAGTGTCTACTGGAAATGCCATATACTAATAAACTCCTATTAAAGTGATTTAAAATTGAAACTGGCTATATTATTCAAAACGTGATAAAGCTAAGCGCTTCTGTACTTCTTCTCGATAAGCGTCACCCTTAGCTGTAAAATCTCTATAAAGCGGGTTGCTAATAGCCGCATGGAACTCAGCTCGTGACTTGAACCCGATTGTACCTGACGGTTGGTTAGGCTTACCTGACATGAACCCTTTGTCGCTCACTGCCACGCCATGTACACTTGCTAACTGCTTCAACAACGACACAGCCGCTACCGCTTGCTCCTTAGTGCCGTTCACGATAGCCGCGTTGAACATTTCTAACTGAACCTCATTGAAGTTCTCAGTGGCAAACTCCTGGAGCGCCTTGTAGCTGTCTTCGCCTCCTGCTTCAGCCAAAATAGCCTGACGTACTGCTTCGTCTTCCATTTCTTTAATCTTCTCGCGGAGCGCTTTTAGCTCGTCATTCTCTGGCTCTTGCTCGGCTTCAGGCTCTTGCTCGGCTTCAGGCTCGCTCTCAGTCTCCTCAGTGGCTTCTTCGCTGTCAGCTTGCTTATGTGTGTTGTAGAACTCAATGAGCTGTTCTAGTGTCAAACCTTCAGGAAGTTCAGTCTTCTCCTCTGAGTCAGCTTTATCTGCTTTTTCCTCATTCTCGGCTTCATCTGATACCCCGTGTGTTTCTCTGTGAACTTTAACCATGTACTCGTCATACTCTGGCGTACCGATCTCAGGTAAACTTTCTTCTGGTTTATTATTTGTATCCATTTATAACCTCACTATTTACGCGCCATAGCAGGGACAGCTTGTTGCATTGTCTGCATCATTGCCTGTTGCTGTGCTTCTTGCTTCTTCTGCTCTGGCGATTTAATTAAACCCTTGATGTCTATATTGGTTGCATTCGCTACACGCTTGATATACTCATCTACATTTAACTCACTAGCGACTACTTCAGCGCCTAATGGAGCTAACGATTGTAGGAATATCGACAAGTTATTAAGGTCGTTCATACGTCCTAAAGCTGACAACCCTGTTAGTATCTTAGGAACGATACCTTTAGGTAGCTTAGTGAGCTTACGCTCTTGCTCTAAGCGAGTAATGACCAATTTAACGAGCGGTAGCTGTAACTCTTGCGCCAATAACGAATAGACACCGCCTAATGTTGACTGTATCTCGTCTGTGATTCGTCTTATTTCTTCCGCAGTCACACGTTCTGCATCACGCTGTACTGACTGCACCATTAAGAATGCCGCTGTAATCGCTGAACGTAGCTTATTGACTTCTTCAAGCGCTACACGGAAGTCTGCGAACTTATTCATCTGTAGTACGCCTATATCGTCAATATTACCATTAACGAAGTCACCATTGACTGCATCACGTACATTCTTAATCTTGATTGAGCTGTTATTCCGTATAAAGAACAACACGCGAGCCGCGGCCATCGTGCCCTCACGAATAGCTTTAGTTAGCGCTTCAAGCCCTTGTAAGTCGCTTATATGCTCCTCAACATAGCTCCGTCCGTAGTCCTCACCATCAACGACAACCATTCGCAATGGTAAGAAAGGTAAAGCATCAGGACGGTAATATTTCACGTCACCTAAGCGCTCTCCGACAGCCTCTTGTTGCACGCTGTAGTTACCATTCGGTAGCAACTCAACGACTGTGTATAGGTAAACCCTGTCGTCAAAACCACGGACCTTGTCCTCGTCACTTACAGCTAACTGGACGTGGCTTGGTAACGTGTTGATATTCACCTGCTCTCTAATGATGATTAAATCAGGCTTACCTTCACCGTCTCGTGATACGACATAGTTATCTAATCGGTGTACACGTAGCTTCTCTTTGCCGATGTATAAAAGCGTGTTACCGCCTACGACAAGCTGGCGCAAAGCCTGAAATAAGTTAGTACGCATAGCCTTCTGCTCTAAGCGTGAGTTAACCATGCGCTCGATGTAACGTAATCCCTCTACAATCTCACCTTCTGTCGAACCGGGTAACTCTTGACCGATCTCTGCAATATCGACAGTCATCTGAAAGAATGAGTTGTTAGGTGGGAATAAAGCGGTTAATAGCTTAGCTGAAAGACTATTAACACCACGCGCCCCGTCACCTTGATACGGTGCAATAAAATCATCACCAACGACACCTTCTCGTGGGAATAAAGACGGAATTGTCAACTCAGCACAAGTCCGCGCTCGGTTCAGGTACGGTTCACGCAGTCCGATTAATTTCTGGTAACGGGAATGCGCTGTCTCCATTACAAGCCTCCTGTATTAAGTCCTGACGAACTTGGTTTATTCAGTTTCAGGTCGATGCGAGTTCCTGATTTATTCTTCCGTCTCTCGCGCACCTTAGCGCTCTTTTGCGCCTCATTCGCAGTGAGCTTAGGCGCTTCTGCTACTGGTGGTGGTGCGGCTGGTGGTGTAGTCGGCTTCGGTACATCAAACATGCACATCTAAGACCTCCTCTTTAAGCGACTTGATGTACTCGATTACTTCAGCGTAACCTGCTTTGACACGTAATTCTTCAAGCGTTGTGTTTCTGTCGTAACTGGTATCAAACGCCTCCTCTAGCTTCTGTATTAATAAGTTCAAGTCCATAGTCGCCCCTTGATTGAAAGACACAAAATTTAATAAATTAAACTAGCTTGTAGTTAGCTATTATTAGTTTTGTTATTAGTTATTATTAGAGCAACAAGAGCTATTAGCGTTATTAGTTAAACTTGAAGAAACTAATAGCTACTAATAGCTAACTTATAGCTCTACCCTAGGGTGTGTGACCTAGCCCACAACCACTGTCTTGGTGAGTCGGAAAGGTACAATAGCGGCTTCTTTCACCTCTTTTTTCTTACTTGTCTCTTGAGCTTTACGCGCCTTAGCTTCGCTCTCAAACAAGCTGACTGCACTTGATTTCTCGTTGACTAATTCGCCATTAAATACAAAGCCATATACAACCATTAAGCCTCCTTATGTGTTAAAGAATATTTAATTAATTCAGCGTTCTGCTTGACTAATTCAGGCTCGAAGTCGCGCTGAGTGAACAACAAGCACTTAGCGCCTGACTCACTAACCTTGTCAAACCACTTGTCGAGTTCAATCTCGTTTCCACTCAAAATCTGTTTGAACTCTTTGCGTAATTGGTCATTCACCTTTAGCCGCTCATCGCGTGTAACTGCACTCTTGAGTAAGAAGTTCCACGAGTTACGGACGTAGATATACAAGTCGCCTGAAGCCTCTACGTTGTAAGTGAAATGACATATTGGGATACACCGCTCTACATCCTTGAAGTGAGCCACTTGCTCAGGCGTAAGCGTGCCTCTAACAACAACCTCGAACATACATACCTCTTAGTCTGTCAAGATTAAATCGGCTGTGTCGTCAATAATCACACCGATGTTATAACTGGTTAATTGAATCTCTTGTGCCGCGGCTTGCACCTTCCTTGAGTCGATATACTTATCCATATAAGGCAAAGGGTTAGCCTCTGGTGTCTTGTAATCAAGTGTCAGACCAATAGCACTAGCGGCTTGACCTGCCATATATAAGGTGTAAGACCGCAATAACTGAGCATTAAGACCATGAACACCGCGACCGTCTGCGAATAAGTAGTCAGCCCACTCTAATTCACTTTTGACCACTTCATGTAAAATGTCTGACAACTCATCTTGTAATTGGTAAAACATGCTGAGCCAGTCATGGTTAGCTTTGAGGTGCTTCATCACCGTTAAGCCTGCTCTGACGTGTAATACTTCATCACGACAAATTAACTTCACTAACTGTCCAATACCTGTGAACTTGCCTGTCTCAGCAATACCAAATGTCACTGCAAATGAAGACATAAAAGCCACTGCTTCAAAGCAATATAGAGCGAATAAAACCTTGATAATCAAGCGTTTCAATTCCGCGTCATCATTACCTTGATATACGGCTAAGTCGTTGAATGTATCAATAATTATCTGACTTCGCTGTAAGACACGGTAGTCTTGATATATGCCCTCTAAAGCCTCATTAGGCTCAACGAATGTCTGCTTGATGATGTGGCTGTAGGTTCGCCCATGAATAACTTCAAAGAACGACCACACCTGCATCAAGTTGACTAACTCACTGTTAGTCGCATAACGCCCTAATGTCTCGATAATAGAGCGCGAAGCGATTGAATCAGCCGTGTGTTGCCACATAATCGTTTTGACCATTAAGTCTACTGTCTTACGAGGCAACGACAGCATTTCGTTTCTATCGCGTGTCAAGTCAACTTCAAGCTCATTCCATATCTGAGCCACTTGTTGTTGATATAATTGCTCAATATCTGGGTAGTTGATATTGATTGTGTCCATAAGACCAAGCGGCTCACCCAAGAATAAAGGGTATGAACCTGTCTTGTGTCCTACGTTATCCTTGTTGAATACTACAGTTTGCAACTTTCGCACGCCTCCTCTTTTGTACCGTCAAACAACTCGCCTGTGTAGTCATTGGTATTGAGGTAATACATCGTCTTAACACCTGCACGCGAATGGCTAACCCAATGTTTCATAAGGTCGCTCATACGCACCTTGCCCCCTAAACGCTGTAAGTCTAAGTAGTAATCAGCGCTAATAGCTTGGTCGGTGTAATCCTGAATGATGCTATATACCTGCACTAAGTCTTCGTTATCGACTTCCCAAGCGAGCTTATAGTTACCTTCAGGCGCTATGTACTGCACATTGCCGTTACGTGATAACTTGTTCACAACACGCTGTCTTACTGGATACAAACCATTCGTTGCATCAGAAAACACCGCTGAACTCTCGGTAGGCATGTGAGCCACGAGTACTGAATTACAGCGCGGTCTACCACGTAGCGCCTCCCAATCCATCTTAGGTGTGTGACCGTTTAGCTTAGCTGTATCAATAGGCAACCAGTTGGTATCTATCCGCATTACAGGCTCATAAACACCCTTCTCAACTAAATCCTGTGACGCTTTAAGTAGATGATAGTAGTGACACTCAGCTAACTCAGCGACTGCTTCTGTCGTCTCATTAGAGCCGTCATAGTCAAGCCCTTTGTTATATAAGTAGCCTGCTAACCCTGTGATGCCAATACCAAGTGAACGTCTCTCCATCAACTGTTCTTTCATTGTGTCAGTCAGCGAAGGCGCGTAGTCAATCAAGCGGTTAAGAGTTAGTACAATAAGAGGCGCTAAGTGCTTGTATTCATCGAGCGAACCAAGAGCTGACACATTGATAGCCGCAAGCGTACAGAACGCTGTCTCGCCTGATTCATCTATGTTATCGCTCATGTATGGACGTGTTGGTAAACATATCTCTTGACATAAGTTCGATAGATGAATGAGGTCGGTAAATGGTGTGTGTATGTTAGCTCGTGATAGGTTGATGCAATACAAACGTCCTGTCTCAACACGCACTGTCAGAAATGCTTTGAGAATATCCCTAGCTTTGACTTTAGTTACACCCAAAGCCTCACCTTGCGCCTTGAGCTCTCCGTAAGTCATAAACGGGAAAGCATCGTGTATGTACTTGTACTTAGCGTAATCGAATAGATACCAGTACCCATCAGAAATAACAGCATTAACAAACGCATCGTTATACGCCATGCTGTAGTCCATCTTGTCTAAACGCACATTCTCAGGCACACGTTGCGATTTGTAATACAAGAGATTGAGAATCTCAGGGTCAATCACCTTGTACGTTACGGTCGCTGAACCGCCTCGTGTTACTTGTGTGAACATCTTGACAGACTTATCAAGAGTGGCGTATATCGAGTGCTTACCTAGGTGTTTAGTAGCCCCATTACGCACAGGCTCACCTGCTGAACGTGTACGGAACTCAATACCAATACCTGCCTTCTTCGCGGTCATACGATAAGCTATCGTCAAGCCTGTGCCAATAGACGGTACGTTGTCGTCAGCGCTGATAACACAACAACTTATCGTATCGAAATCACCGTTACGACACCCGTTAAGTACAGGTGTAGGTAGGTTGATTTTGCCATATACAATCGCACGCGCTAAATCGAATGCTTCCTTAGTGCAACCATGAATAGCCAATGCGATACCAATAGCACCTATGTGTGGAGTCTCAACAGGCACACCGTCAATCCGTAAGCTGTACTTATCAGCCCATTGCTTCAATTGCCAGTATTGGAATCGATGTACGTACAACTCCTTATATAACAACTCCACCTCGTCAGTTACACACGCTACTGTGTCAATATCCCACAAGCCTGCATTACCTAGAGCGTAAGCAATCTCACGGAATGAAGCCTTGTCATCAACACCGAGCTTACGCTTCATGTTCTTACGTGTGATAGCATGGAACAGACGAGCCGCCCGTCTACTCCACTGATACGACTCTTGTTCAAGACAAATATTAATAAGTGTTGTGTGAATCTCTGTTGTAGTTACTTCATCACTAATGCGCTCTAATAACTTATTAAGCAAGAACTCAGGCGCATACGACCCTTCATTCATATAGCGCAATAGCTGTAAAATTTTCTCACGGTCAAACGGCTCGCGCTCACCTGAGTTCTTAATTACTGTTATTCCCATGTGCTTACCTCTGTTAGTGCTTTCCAAGAAATAGGAAATAATGGTTCGATAACTTCACCTACTCTCGTTGCAAGATCTTGTATCTCAACTTGAGCATGGGGATCTGTACGTTGACGGTAAAATCTAGCGTATGCCGCTAAACTTCCAGTCCAATACCAAGTAGTCATCATGCCTTGCGGTAAGATGAATCTAGCTTGCTCCTCGCATACGCCTTGCTCTAATAGCGTCTGATAGGCGCTTAAAGCAATCTTGGCGTACTCTCTGTAGATATAAGCTAAACGCCCTTGTGTAGGGTCATCGAACACCTCACCGCTACCTTGTTTCTTACTAGCAACAGCTTCGCGAAATTCAGGCGCGAAAATGTCAGGCTTAATAGATATGTAACGTCTCGATTGCTCATTCTCTACGAACCCGAATTTATGCTTGAAGCACTGCGTGCGGATTGGAATAGGCGCTGTGATGCGTAGTGTTATGCTGTTGTGGGCGAATGGCGTCCAGTGGTTGTGTCTTGCTAAATAACGGATAAGTGACTCGTCTCTGTCATCAAGCACTTCAGACATCTTATCCTTAGCGAATGACACCCTAGCCGCATTGACGACAGACTTATCACTACCCATGTAATCAATTAACTCAACATTACACTTACGAATGAACATTATCTGTTATCTCCTTCACCGTTAAGTACACCACGCTTAGCCCTGTCTTCTAGTTTTGCTAGACCCAATTCGGCTAAATCTTCTAGTGAGTAGCCAAGCTCAACAGCACAACACGCAACATTCCACAACACATCGAATAGCTCTTTAGCCGCTTCTTGCTTATCAACTAAGTGCAAGGCTTCATGCACAGGCACACCCTGCTTACGGGCGCACTTGGCTAACTTACCAAGCGCTTCTCCTGCCTCCTCTGCTAGTGCAACGAACGGGTAATCAGGGTAGGTATAAATTGCTGTGTTTAAAGCCCGTACTTGGAACTCATTAAGCGTCACGCGATTGCTTGATGTAGTCTCTGACTTCATTAACACCTCCCATAAATACATCACCCATAAACACTAAAGGCACTCTGCGATACCCTGCCGCTACCAATTCATCACGCTTAGCGCTATCTTTTGATATATCCACATCATCAAATTCAATGTGATTAGAAGTCAGAAGTGACTTCACTTGGACGCACTCAGGGCAATTAGGCTTGCTGTACACGGTTAGCTTCATCTAGATACCTCATTCTTAATCTGTTACCAAAATACACAATCTTTTCAGCGTCATAAAGTAAAGATGCGCTGTCTTTACCGCGTCCTTGTTTAGCGGCACACATACGCCATACAGCTTTGAATACATTACCCTCAGCGTAATTCATATCTAACGCCTCGATAATGTCGTTGGCACAGATTGTCACAGTGCCTCCATCTGTCGTTTGAAGTGTTAAGTCGTAATAAGAACCATGTAAACCACTATTCATCATATACCACCTTATCAATCTTTGCCTTCATTCGTTCAGCTTCGATTAGCTCAGCTTCAAGTGCTGTATACTCAGCCAACAAACGCGAGCGCTCCTCTACAATCTCATCAATACGCTTAGCACGTTGCTCAATGAAAACATCTAACAATTCCATTAACTTGTCCGCTAAACGCTCGATTGTGCCCCAATCAATAATCTTCTTAAACATAATCACCTCGCTTGCCATAAAATAACTTGTTGTTTTTCAAAATCATAATCGCTGTGACGTAGAATACGCGCTAACCTTGCTTGGGTTAATGCGTCTTCTTCACTAAAGCCTGCCTTGTTGTAATAAGACACAACGACACTCCACATATCAGGCATTACAACCTGACGCCACCGTGTCTCAGATTGCCCTTTACGCTGTCCTGATTTAAACTCGTGCTCATAAGGCTCAACGCCCATAAGAGAAGAAAGCGCACGCTCAGCAGTCACAGCGCCTACACCTTCACAGCCTTTGTATCCGTCAGCATCATCGCCTGTTAAGGTCTGCATCATGTGCCAAAAGTCAGCACTGGCTTCATCATTCCATTCAGGCTCTGTGCTCTTATCTGGATTAAAGAGCCATGCAGGTAAGGTCTTCATGTCCTTATCTGAAGACACAACAATCTTGCGGTGTGATGGCATGTAATTAGGGTCAGTTGCCAATATGCCCATCACATCGTCAGCTTCTAGTGTGTCAATACGCTTACTGGTGTATTCCTGCTCAAGGCGAGCTTTAAGTTCCGACAGGCGCATAGGTTTACGCACGCCTTTACGATTTGATTTATATGTTGGGTCTACGGCATAGCGCCAATTTTTTGACGCTGAGAAACACAGAATAACGTCATCTGCTTGTAGCGTATCTTGTAGTAGTGTTATGCGCTCTTTAGCGTTACGCATAGCTACTGCTTCATCACACCACAACACATGAAAATCATCACTGAACCGCGTCTCAGTCTCAGCATAAAGTGCCGCCTTAAACGCTATTTCGTCAGCGTCAATCAATAATAAATTCTGCATACAATACCTCTAGTTAGTGTGTCTCCGCCCAGTTCCTACCAATCTTATAATCAGTATCTAAGCGACATCTGAAATCGAAATGCTCTTGAGTCTCACGCATAGCCTGTTGAGCTATACCTGCAATACGCTCAGCTATCTCATGCGTGCGACAAGCAATCTGCATCTCGTCGTGAACCCAAGCGCACAACATAAAGTCGCCACCACGCCCGTGTGTTAATCCACTTTCGACAGCTATATCGCATGTACGAACAACCCACCGCTTACAAATGATTGCCCCTGCTGATTGCAACTGCATGTTTAGTGCGGCTGATAGCTTAGCCACAGGAACTCTACGCCCATCAAGCGCTGTTAAGTAACCGAACTCTTTAGCTTCTGCTTGACATGCTTGTATGAGCTTCTTAACACTCGGCATTTTGCGTAGGAATCGAGCTTTAACTTCTTTACCTTTGAGAATCTTACAGACCCTATCGCGTGTCACAGGGATACCTTGAGCCTTCAATCGCTCAATAACTGGCTCATGTGCTCCTGTCTGTTTCCAACGCAAGTATTCTTCTTCTGTGTAGCCAACAAGCCCACCTATTAATTCATCACCTGCTCCGTATAAGAAGGCATAAATGAATCGCTTAGCTTGCGCCCTCTCAGACAGTCCTGCCGCATGTTGGTTAGTTGTATGTACGTCACCATCGAGAACAACATTAATGTAAGCCCCATCATCGAAGGGATATAAGAAATGAGCCAATGCCCTAAGCTCTAAGCCTGCCGCATCAGTACCTAGTAAGTACCAATCGTCAGGAACATAGAACAACTCTCGACACTGAGTACCGTACAACTTACCGCAAGCAGGTACTTGTGCCACGTTAGGATACGCGTGTGTCGCTCGACCTGTTACAGCTCCGTTGGTCATTACACTTCCGTAGATGTACCCGTCATCTTTAACTGCTTTGAGCCACGCTTGGTTGCCTGTTGCTAACTGACCTAACCGCTTAGTTACTGTGAGATACTCAGTAATAAGCTCAGTGTTAGGTAGATTAAGACCCTCAAGCGTTTCTTCGTTAATGACAGGTTCGCCTGTTGGTGTGAACTCGGTCGGCTTAAAGCCTGCTTCGAGTAACACCTTGGCTATATGTCTACGCGATGACGGATTAAACTCAACTAAAGCGACCTTAGTGTAAGGAGCGTCTTTAGTACGGTTGCGCATTGGGTCTTTCTTATAAGACGCTGTCGATTTAGGAGTGACAACACCGCGCGGCACATACCAAGATCCGTAATAGTCCACTAATGCGTGCCTTAGCTCGACTTCACGCACCTGAAGCTCAGACAGCAAGTCTTCAGCTTTCGCCAAGTTAAAGCGAAACCCGTTGCGCTCTTGCTGACCTATAACACGCGCAATGTCGTGTTCTAACTGAATTACAGCGTCAGGTGAGAACGACTGATAGCGCTTTAAGATGGCTTCGAGTAACCTAGTGGTGACTACTACGTCCTGTTGGCAATAAGCTAACATATCTTGTGAGAACTCTTGCCAGTCAGTAGACTCAGCGTAAGTGCCTTTAAGTTCACCTAAGCGGTAGCCCCAAGCCTTCAAGCTATGTGAGCCGCGCAAAACCGCAGGTAGACCCTTCTTGCCTCTACTGTTGTTATAAGTTGTAATGCGTCCTAAATCTGTCGTCCTAATGTTGTAGAATAAGACACTAGCCGCGACCATTGTATCGAATACAGGAGCAGTGAGTTTAATGTCAGGGAACAGCTTATTAAGCACAGGTAAGTCATACTTAACACCGTTATGCGCTATAAGCACATCAGCTGTACTAAGGAACTCAACACCTTCACGTAATGAGCGACCGTAGAACCTGTATATCTCCCGTGTATCGAAGTCCTGCACAACGATACAATGCACCTTCGTCACTTCGTAATAGAAGCCGTTAGTCTCTATATCGAATACAAGTCGCTTGTGACTACTTGATTCATCAAAATACCTCATCAAATTCATCAGCTACCTCTTTATACTCACTAAGCGCAACCATTGAGTCGTATTGCTCTTGTGTTATCTCTGACCAATCATTCTTAACTGCGTCATAGTAGCACTTAAACCGCCCGTACTCACCGAACTCGCGGTCAAACAACAACACTTGCTCAGCAGTATTGCGCTTAATTGGGTTCTCCTCGTACCGATTACGTACAATGCCCCACCCATAGTGCGCCCACTTTTCCATAGCGCGTGAGCCTGTGAACTGACTAGACAACACCTCGCCCCCTCTGTCATGCGGTAAGCCTGATTGTGGAGGGTTGACGTGTGAGTACATAAACATCGTGACTTGTAACTCGTTACACAATGAAGCAGATTTAGCCATAAAGTCATTGAGAATATCGTTAGCTGTTGAAGTATCAGCCTCAGCAACTAAAGCTGTCAGTGGGTCTATAATGAAGAACCACATACCAGTAGCCGCCCAATACCTGATTGTATTTAGTATCTCCCGATAATCTCTAACGCCATTACTTGCGTAGAACTCTACTTTACCTCGTAGCCGCTCTAAACCCTCCCTTAGCTCGTCCATCGTATAACCGCCAACTTCAGGCGGCTTGGTGAACTGCTTATTCATGTACTTACCTGCTACTTTACGCGCAGTCTTAACCGGTGATTCTTCAAGCGACATTACGCCTACACGTACTTGGTGTACGTCCGTCATGTGCTTAATTAACTGGTGTTGGTGCTCAGTCTTACCTATCTTAGGCGCGGCACCTACAATGTGAATCTCACCTCGTCTAATACCTAACGTAAGTTCAGTAGCAGTTTGCCAAGGGAAGCTAAGCCCCATCTGAGGTGGGTTCATAGCTATGTCAATGATTGAGTCTAAAGTGACAAT